GTTTGTTCGGAAGGTGAATAAGGAACAGATACATTATATAAATCACTATTCGAAGAAGGTATATAAACACTTTGATCCGCACCATGTTGCAAAGCAAATGTTTGATTTCTTAAAATAGTCTCTGTATCAATATTTTGTAAAATACCGGAAGGAGGTGCTCGTGCATTTCCTGGATTAAAGTTCACATTTGAATTGTAGTCAATGTATGGTAATACTTTTTCTTTCGATATTTTTCGACGATCAATGATTGGAAAAATCGAATATTTAGTAGGAACAGGTCTTGGATCAAAGTTTGGTTCAAGTGGTGAATCTGGAAAAGATCTGGAAGATATACGATCATTTAATTCGTCTACTCTTTCATGTTGACCATAGGCAACACCATCGATAACACCATATAATTTATTATTATTTTGTAATTCCATCAATTATTATGCTAAAATATATAAAGTATATAGTATATCCATATATTATTTGACAAAGAATATAAATAATTTTGTTTTTATTTTATAAATAAATAAAAAATGGATCGAATCAATATAACATTTTCAACCTGTTGGTATATTTTTAAATCCAAATTTAATATAGAAACATATAATCAATGGATTGACAACATGTTATCAAATGTAAATAATTATTATTTAGTCGTATACAGTGATGAAAATAGTTCAAAGTATATTGAAAAATATTTGAATAATCCAAACATTCGATTAATCATAAAACCTTATGAAGAATTTTATAATTATCGATACAAAGATTATTGGATAAACAATCATGAAAAAAATACAATATTAAATAAAATTATTGATTGGAAAATTAATATGTTATGGTGTGAAAAAATACATTTTGTTCATGAAACTATAACCAAAGAATATTTTAAAACAAATTATTATGGGTGGTGTGATATAGGTTATTTTCGTTGTCGTCCCTACGATATACCCTATGATTTTTTGAAAATGTGGCCCAATCTTAAAAAAATCAATACATTAGATACTACTAAAATATTTTATGCGGTCGTAAATAATAATAATCAGTATATGAGAGAATTATTTCATGCAATTCAAAATAAAAATGAACAAGGTCTACCAGTCATTCCAATATCACCCAAACAAGTTTCCATTGCTGGTGGATTTTTCATAACATTTAAAGACAATGTTGATTGGTGGAGAACCACATTTGACACGCGATTACAATTATATTTTGAAAATGATTATTTAGTGAAGGATGATCAAATGATTATTGTCGATTGTATTTTTACTGATCATTTTCAACATTTTCAATTAATACAAGAAAGCGATGTTCGTTTTGATAATTGGTTTTTATTTCAAAGATTATTGATCTAAAAATATTATATAATATATTATTATATGTTTGAATTGATACATGATAATGTATACGACAAAATAGTAGATAATCTATATTTAGGAAGTGCAAGCGCACTAGATTATCATAAAAATTTTTCAATGATTGTAAATTGCACATATGAAATACCCTTTCCCACAAATTTCAAACATTGTTATCGTATCGCAGTCAATGACGATCCAGATGATTCCCATCATTTTCTTCAATTGGTTGAAACGACAAATATTTTGGAAAAAATAAACGCAAGTATCATAAAGCAAAAACCTGTGTTACTTCATTGTTTTTCGGGTGTTCAACGATCCGCATCTTTAACAGCATTATATTTGATAAAATATCACAATATGAAACCATATTCCGCAATCGATTATATTCGTAGACACCGTCCAATTGCTTTTTTTAATCAAGTGAATTTCATACATGCTCTGGAAACCTTTTATAAGAAACAATTATCAAAAAAAATGGATTGAAACAAAATAAATCGAATTAAAAACAAAAAATAAAACCGAATTAAAATTTTGTATAGAGTATGTATATCTATACAAAAAATAAAATGATTAGTATATTATTACCAATTTATAATGGAATCGAATTTATAGGCGATTCAGTGAACTCTGTTATACAACAAGAATATACAGAATGGGAGTTAATCATAGGTATTAATGGTCATGAAAAAGATTCAGATGTCTATCAAATTGCAAAATCATATGAATCAAAGAAAATAAAAGTATTGGATTTATATTGGATAAAAGGAAAGGCAATAACTTTAAATGAAATGGTAAAATATGCTAAATATGATTTTATTGCTATATTAGATGTGGATGATATATGGATGAAAGAAAAATTACAATTACAAAGTAAATTATTAAATTATTTTGATGTTATCGGAACACAATGTATTTATATAGGAGATACAGATCATTTAATATATAAAGTTCCTAGAATTCCATTAGGCGATATAAGTGATTTTAATTTTCGATTACTAAATCCAATTATTAATAGTAGTTCCGTTATTCGAAAAGAATTGTGTTTTTGGAATGAAAACGGAATTGAAGATTATGATTTATGGTTACGATTAAGAGATGAACAACGACGATTTTTTAATTTACCCAATGTATTAATACAACATCGTATTCATAAAACATCCGCATTTAATTCGAAAGGACATAGAGAACATGTCATAACATTATTATCTGAATCTGAATCCAATTGAACAACGGAATGAGAAAAATGTTGGCAATTTTGATGATATAAATTCATGATTTTTGGATAATTTCTGATTTGTTTGATTTTTTCTTTTATGTTTTGATCATAAATTTGATGAAAAGTTTTTTCCGTAAGGGTTTCCGATTCAAGATAAGTAAGATTTTCATTCAAATGATTCCATTGTAGAATCAAGTCATTGTCGGTTTGTTGTGTATTTTTGATAGAACGAATACGAATTTCAGCTGGAACATTTTCTCCAAGAAATAATTTGGTCAATGTTTTCATTTCGGTTTGATTAATTGGTGAAAAATCGACTGTATAAAAATATCTACGAGATGAGAACAATAGAATATGATGTAATTTTAATTGTGGAAGAAAATTTAGTATGGATGTATACAATATTCGAATATTTTCAGGTGTTGAATGTTTCTGATATATTTTTGATAAATAAATTGTTGGAAATAAAATAAATAGAAATGTAAAATACATGTGTATATATTAAAAGTAAAAAATATTTTTTACTGATTTTTTACGCCTGGAAAATGGAAAGTAATGATGATTTAGAAGAATTGATCAAATATCAAATGGAAGAAGATGAACGAATGGCGATTGAAATGCACAATGAAATTCAACGAATGCTTCAACAAGAGGAACATGAACGACAATTACAAATACAAAAAGAAAAAGAACAAGAAGAATATCGAAAACAATTAGAAGAAAATCGAAGAATTCGTGAAGAACAAGATTTAGAATATAAAAAAGCGTTGGAAGAAATTGCGAAAAAACGAGAATCAAAGAAACCGATTCCACCGATTCCACCAATTCCATCAATTCCATCAATTCCACCAATTCCACCAAATCATTTTATATGTCCGATATCCAACGAAATTATGGAAAATCCAATTTATGAAAAGGATCAGACAAAGTGTTATGAAAAAAAAGTATTTTTAAAATATTTACAAGAAAATAATCAAAGAGATCCAGAAGGAAACCATGTTGATAAAACAAAATTATCGATTCATATTGCATTAAAAAGTGAAATAGCATTATGGAAAAGAGAGAATCCAGATTGGAAAAAATAGATTCGTTTCGATTGAATAGAATAGGTATTAGAATATAATATAGAATGAACGCTTTTACAAATATTATTCTTTTTTTCATTGTTTTATTTTTATATATTCATATCGTCCATCAATTCAAACGAAGTGAAGATTTAGAAATATATGAAATGGATTATTCAACGAATCAACATCTACAAGAAGTATGTGATATAAAACAACCAGTATTGTTTCAATATCAAACCGTCTACCCTGAATTTTTCGAAAAAATAAATGAAGAAACAATTCGACAACAAAATTATCCATATGATGTCAAAGTAAAAGATATCCAAGATTATTGGAAGAATGAAATGACAGTTGATCCTTTACTATTACCATTTCAAAGTGCACAAACATTGATCGAATCGGATACAAAGTCCAATTATTTTTCTGAAAATAATCATGAATTTATTGAAGAATCTGGTATTATCATGCAATTCCAAGAGAACAATGATTATTTAAAACCAAATTTTACGATCCAAACCAAATATGATTTACAATTTGCATCGAAAGATTGTATTACACCTCTACAATATCATACAAATTATAGATACTTTATATGTGTAAATTCTGGTAAAATTCGAATCAAAATGACACCTTGGAAAAGTAAGAAATATTTACATATAATAAAAGATTATGACAATTATGAGTTTCGTTCTCCAATAAATGTATGGAAACCACAAAGTGAATATATGAATGATATGGAAAAATTAAAATTTTTAGAATTCGATATTTTAGCAGGAAATGTCTTATATATACCAGCATACTGGTTTTATAGTATTCAATATTGTGATTCAAAAACATTCATTACTGGTTTTACCTACATTTCTATTATGAACAGTATTGTCAATATACCGAATTATACTCTTTATTTTTTACAACAACAAAATATTCAAAAAAAAATAACAAAAACGGTTACTTTTGAAGATGAGACAAATACAAAAGAAGAAAATGAATAATAAAAACAAAAAACACAAAACATTATACAGATAATAATGATTGTTTTAGGTCATTATTTGTATCGATTTTTGCATTGGTTTTATCTTCATTGCCATTCTCACCATCTTTTTTAGGTTCATCCATAGTGGATTCGTCTACATAATTTCCGTCTTTAATGGATTGAATATCTTTCATTAGTTTTTTTGAAATACCAATATTCGTCTTTTCGAAAATAGTGATCAATGAAGCGAATACATTTAATGCGACACCAACCCAAATCAAATTTTTTTGATCATATCCTGCAGCAATCGTTGTTGTAAGAATACCGACGGATTGAACTACATGAAACAAATAAATCAGAATTGTGTTGCATTTATTGATACATTGTCTTTTTCGTAAAAATCGTTTTAGGTCAGATAATTCATTCTGAACAAAAATATTTTTGATTTCTAGTGCGACTTGTTGTTCAAATGAATTCATATATATTAGATAAATATTTTATTCTTGCAAAAACAATCTCCAATTTTTTATATCATTATAATATATAAAAAATTATAAACATCATGTTGACAATGATAAAAAAAATAATGGTTTCAGCAATAACAATGATATTGTTGGATTCCGTTTATCTTACTATGAATTATCAAGCATTTGCGGAAGAAATTGCTGCAATTCAAAGAGTTGTTTTACAATTAAGAATGGAAGGAGCAATCTTATGTTATTTCTTTTTAATTTTTGGATTATATTATTTTATTCTTAGAAGAAATCGTTCTGTTTTAGAAGCCTTTTTATTCGGTTTAGTTATTTATGCAGTATATGATACAACCAATTATGCAACATTAAAAAAATGGAGTCCATATTTAGCAATAATGGATACATTATGGGGAGGAACATTATTTGCATTAACTACATACATTACTTATTGGATAGTATAATTTTTTTACGCAATAAAATATTTACACCATATTTTTCAGAAAATTCACGAATTGATAATTGTTCACATTGACAATTACCAATATTTTTTTCTACAATTTCAATGGATTGTTCATCTGGGTCATAATTATATAAATTCATAAATTTTTCTTCAAAATCTTCATTTTCAAAATCAATGGTTTTTTCAATATCATTTTTGGTTCCGCAATATTCTTCTATTCGTTCTTTCCATATAGGTGATTCATATGCATAATATAACCAATGATAATAGTATTCTTTTTTCATATCTGTATGGGATGCTAAAAATAATAATTGCACATCATTACGAATACCATAAACAACATTTTTGGAAAGAGTCATATTTGCATAATTCGTAGTATTGTATTGTTCTACATCTTCTTTATTCAATACTAGAAGAAACTTTTTTTGATGATTTTGATTTTTATTTACATTCATAGGATTCGATAATGGAGGAATTGTTTTTACATGAAAATAATTTTCAATAAATCGATGAATATCATAGTTTCGTTTTGATAAATTCCAAAGAATCGTTCCAATTCTCCAATATTCTTCTGGATGTTCATTCCATTCTTCAAATTGGTTTTCTATAAATTGATTAAATTTTATTGTATTTACATTGGAATAAATTTCTTTATATACATTGAATATAAATTCAACCAATGGAGTCTGAAATCCAGAATGATAAATTTCATATCCCCAAAATAAAGCTTCTTCTTCTTTATGA